AAATGATCACAGTCAGAGATTTGCTGAAAAAGACCAAGATTCATGAAGAAATCGCAAATGCTACTGGTCCTGCCGGTAATCCTGCCATTCCAGGCACAGGTGATGATGCCCAGGCTTTCCCCAGAGCAGACAACAAGTATAAGAAACAGAACGAAAAAGATTCAAGTGCTATTATGAGAAGACTTCAAACAGGAGTCTTTGCTGGTAATACCACATTCAAGGTTCCAACACACATTTTTGAAAAAGCCAAACATGAAAAGATAAAAGGAAAACATTGGCGAAAATATATGGAAGATAATGACTTACATCCTGAGATACGAGAGTTTGCAAGAAAGAATCCAAAGTCCCCAATCATTTTTGAAGATGAAAAAACTGGCTATATGTTCTACGCAAAATATGGTAAAAAGAGGAAATAATGTCAAACGAAACTCCAGATTATCGCCAAACTGTGGCAGCATATAGTCAAAAAGTTGAAATAGAACTTATGAAAAAAGATATTGGCATGATTTCTAAACTCTGTGAAAAGATGGATACAACAATAGATAAACTTCAGGTGGTAGCAACTGAGTTATCAAAGATAGTATCTCTTCAAGAACAGAAGATGCAAGCACAAGAGCAGATAAACAAAGAAGTAGAGTCAATATTGGAAAGACAGCAGAAAGAACATAATACTGATATAAAAGAACTAAACCAAAAGATTGATAGAACTGAACATGCGATTTTACAAGAACTCCAAAAGGTAAAAGACGACCTTGGGAAAAAAATAAATGTTATCGAAACCTGGAGATATATGATCATGGGCGGCATATCTCTGGCAGTATTCCTCATTGCCCAAGCCTTGAACTTCCTGAAATAAACCCCTTGACTTGATACACAACATATAGTATGTTGGATGGAGTTTCCCTACAAAAGTCCATTCTTTGAAAAAGAGGCATCATGTCTTTGTTTGTTGATAAAAAGTTTGTGTCTTTGCTTTCATTACGATTGGAAAGATTCAAGCAAAAGAATGATTACCTTTGGAACTTTCGTTGTCCCATCTGTAATGATTCCAAGAAGAACAAGAGCAAGGCACGAGGCTTTCTCTATAGAAAGACTGACAATATCTTCTATACCTGTCATAACTGTGGTGCTTCCATGTCCTTGTCTTCATTTTTGAAGACCGTGGATGTGGTGCTTCATAACCAGCACAAGATGGAAACCTATCTGGAAACAAATGCCTCAGCAAATGTTGGACAGCCAGATTTCACAGAACTACGACAGAAGCCTGTCTTTACTATCAAGACTTATACCAAAGAATCCAAACTTGATGCTTTACTTTTGACAGAGTTGCCACAGGATCATCCGGCCAGACAGTATGCTACTGGTAGAAAGATTCCACAAAGAATGTTTTCCAGGCTTTACTACACCGATGATTTTGAGACCTTTGTAAATACAACTTTTCCACACAACGAAAAGAAACTTGTCAAGAACGACAAAAGACTTATCATACCAATCTTTGACTCACAGAACACTCTTGTTGGTATTCAGGGTAGGTCCATAACTGGATCAAAACTCAAGTATATCACAGTCAAGAAAGATGAGTCTGTTGGTAAGGTCTATGGTCTTGATACCGTTGATCTATCTCAAAAGGTCTATGTGGTGGAAGGTCCTATTGACAGCATGTTCCTGCCAAATGCCATTGCAACAATGGATGCAAATCTGTCATCGGTCTATTCCAATGTTGGTGATACTCATGATTATGTCCTGGTGTTTGATAACGAACCCAGAAACCCACATGTTGTAAAGTTCATTGAAAAAGCGATAACAAGCGGTAAGACCGTCTGCATCTGGCCACAGAACATCGCTCAAAAAGACATCAATGATATGATCCTAGGTGGTATGACACCAAGCGAAATAAAATGTGTTATAGATAGTAATACCTTCACAGGACTAAAAGCCAAGGTTCAGTTTGATGTATGGAAAAAGGTGTGAATATAATGAAAGGTGAATACAAACGGTTTGATAGCAAACTATACAATCTTCACGATAATGTGAAAAAAAATATTTTAGACTACTTCACACAAAAAGGCATCCCGGCAAGCATAAACGAAGATAAATATGGACCAGACCTTGTTGTTGTGATAGACTCAACAGAATATTACTGTGAGGTCCAACAAAAGATGGCATGGAAAGGTGAAACCTTTCCTTATAACGAACTCAATATTGAAGAAAGAAAAGAAAAGTTTCTAAACCTTGATAAGCCTATTTTATTCTGTGTGGTAAATGCAGACAAGTCTCATGCTCTGTTTACCACAGGAAAAATAGTTTCATCGTGTCCTAAAAAGTCTGTATCAAACAAGAATATTTCACAAGGGGAACTATTCTTCCGTGTTCCTATTGAAAAAACAAAAAGAGTGAGGTTAGCCGCATGACGACAACAGCAAAGTTAGTGAAGTTGGTTTCTATCAGCCAACCTGTATCAAAGGATTTTATTGAAGGTTCTGTTGCGGAAGATATTGTTGCCTATTGTGCCAGGGTATCCAATCCTTCAAACCAGACCAACTTTGACACAGCAGGCTCGCTTTTGGAATACTGTGTAAAACACAAGCACTGGTCTATCTTTGAACAGGTTCATCTCACTATGGAAATAAATACCACACGAGATATTGCCAGACAGATTCTTCGTCATAGAAGTTTCAGTTTTCAAGAGTTTTCCCAAAGATATGCTGACCCAACTCAACTCGGTTTTACCATTCGTGAAGCACGCCTTCAGGATAAAAAGAACCGACAAAACTCTATTGAAACAAGCGATGAAGAACTACAACAGACCTTTATCATGAAGCAAGAACAGATCATTCATGAAGCCAGAATGGCCTACAAGTGGGCCATTGATAATGGTATTGCCAAGGAGCAGGCCAGAGTTTTCTTACCAGAAGGGCTAACAAATAGTAGGTTGTATGTAGCAGGTTCTCTACGTAGTTGGATTCATTTTGTTCAGGTTAGAGCAGACAAATCAACTCAAAAAGAACATAGACAGATTGCTGAAGAAGCCAAAAGCATTCTACTGGTAAGATTTCCATCTCTACATAATGTGTTTGAAGGTGATAATGATGATTATACAGCTTAGTCCTACTATTCCATTGACCACACCCAAGGGTAAGGCAATGGCACACTTTCTTATTGATTATGGACAAGAACATGACTTGTTCTGGGTGTGTTTTCAAAATGACACAGGCGAATGTTGGACATGGAATAACAAAAATATAAGACTACAAGAAAACATAACAGCAGACAGAAAACTATAGGGCTATATACCAAGATGGAAGCACTCTATTATAAGATTCCTTTCAAATCAAAAATGTCTGGTGTATTTTTGTCTCTTGTTGATGATAATAACATTTCTTGGAATGATTACTTTGGATTCAAAATAAAAGTCATACCAGATGATCTTATTCAGCAGGATAAATTTTTGTCTTGGTTATATAAGAAAGAAAAATTTTCTGCTGCTATTAACTATGTTAAGGCCAATCATTTTTATGATTGGCATGTTGATACAAATAGGGGTGTTAGTATCAATATGCTACTAAATGATGTGAAATGTCATACTATTTTTTCAATAGATAAAATGGGGATCAGACTTGGAAAATTGCCTTTTAACGATCAACAAGAATTCTATGAACTAAGATATAAGAAAGATTCATTCTACTTGTTCAATACCCAAGTAGATCATATGGTATTAAATTTTAATAAACCTCGATACCTGTTCTCTGTGGAGTTTACAAAAGACAAAACAAAACTAAACTATAACGACATGCTAAACATGATAAAAGATTTTACCACTAAGGAGTAATAAATGACTACTAACTTTTTCCCATCACTTTACCAAGAATACATCCATCTATCCAGGTACTCACGATGGCTACCAGAAAAGAATCGCCGTGAAAACTGGGGCGAGACTGTTGATCGGTACTTCAACTTCTTTGACGAACACCTAAAGGATATGCATAACTTTACTCTGGATGCTGACACACGCAAGGAACTCCATGATGCTGTTATGAATCTTGAGATCATGCCATCCATGCGTTGTCTTATGACCGCTGGTGAAGCCCTGAAGCGTGAGAATGTCGCTGGTTATAACTGCTCCTATGTTGCTGTGGATAGCCCAAGATCATTTGATGAAATCCTGTATATTCTTATGAACGGCACAGGTGTAGGCTTCTCGGTAGAATCCAAGTATGTGGATCAGCTACCTACTGTGGCTGAAGAGTTTTATGAGACAGACACAACCATTGTGGTTGCTGACAGTAAGCTTGGTTGGGCCAAGGCTTTGAAGGAACTTATTCATCTACTCTATTCAGGTCAGGTTCCAAACTGGGATGTATCCAAGGTTCGTCCTGCTGGTGCTCCCCTCAAGGTTTTTGGTGGTCGGGCATCTGGTCCTGATCCTCTTGTTTCACTATTCAAGTTCTGTGTTGCCACATTTAGAAAGGCAGCAGGTCGTAGGCTAAACACATTGGAGTGTCACGATATTGTTTGTAAGATTGCTGAAATCGTGGTTGTGGGTGGAGTTCGTCGTTCTGCTCTTATTTCTCTGTCTGATCTTTCCGATGATCGTATGAGGACTGCCAAGTCTGGTGCATGGTGGGAAGATAACGTCCAGCGTGCTCTGGCCAATAACTCCTTTGTTGCCAAGGAAAAGCCAGATGTTGGCGTGTTCATGAAAGAATGGCAGTCTCTATATGAATCCAAGTCTGGTGAGCGTGGTATCTTCTCACGCACAGCATCCAAGTCTCAGGCTGAAAAGTTTGGTCGTCGTGACCCACAGCATGACTTCGGCACCAATCCATGCTCTGAGATCATTCTTCGTTCCAGGGAGTTCTGTAACCTGACCGAGGTTGTGGTTCGTGGCACAGACACACCAACAACACTTGCTCGTAAGATTCGTCTGGCAACCATTCTTGGAACCATTCAATCCACACTTACCAACTTCAAGTATATCTCAAAAAAGTGGGAAGACAACTGCAAGGAAGAAAGACTACTTGGTGTTTCTCTTACAGGCATCATGGATAATACTTTCACAAACGGCAAGAGTGGTAATCTCAAGTCTGTTCTTGAAAGCCTTCGTGAAGAAGCCGTTACAGCCAACAAGGAATGGGCAAACAAGATTGGTATTCCACAGTCTGCTGCTATTACCTGCGTCAAACCATCCGGCACAGTTTCTGCTCTTGTTGATACTGCATCAGGCATTCATGCTCGTCATAACCCATACTATATCAGAACAATCAGAGCAGATAAGAAAGACCCATTAGCAAAAATGATGGTTGATATGGGTTTCCCTGTTGAAGATGATGTGACCAAACCAGATCACACGTACGTATTCTCTTTCCCCATGAAATCACCTGATGGTGCTATTTGCAGAAAGGATATGTCTGCTATTGAACAACTTGATATGTGGCTAACTTATCAGCGTCATTTCTGCGAACATAAACCATCTATTACCGTTTCAGTGAAAGAGGATGAATGGCCTGAAGTTGGTGCCTGGGTCTGGAATCACTTTGATGAAATGTCGGGTGTGTCCTTCCTTCCATTTTCCGACCATATCTATTCACAAGCACCTTTCCAAGACTGCTTGAAAGAAGAATACGAGGCTATGGTATCTAAAATGCCCACAAATGTTGATTGGTCAAAACTGGCTGACTATGAAAAGATTGACACAACAACAGGAACTCAAGAACTATCTTGTGCAGCCGGTGGGTGTGAGCTACAGTGAGTATCCGAAAAAAATATGAAGAACACTACAATGTCAAGTTAGCTGAAAATGTAGAGGTTCATCATATTATACCACGACATGAGGGCGGCACAGATGACATAACAAATCTTGTCGCCCTCACAAAAGAAGAACATGCTGAATGGCATTTGAAAAGATATAATGAGCATGGAAACTTTAGAGATTTGTGTGCATATTATATGATTGGATACAACTTTACCGAGGCACATAAGATTTCTTCTTCAGAGGGTGGTAAGATCGGTGGAAAGAAAACATTTGAGTCTGGAGTAGGTATTTTTAGAAATAATGAAGAAAGAAGATCATGGGCTTCTATGGGTGGCAAAGTAGGTGGTTCTGTTCAGGCTGAGTTAGGTTTAGGGTTTCATAAGTATAAGTCTGATCCTGAACTACATAAATCTTGGGCTTCAAAAGGTGGTAAAAAATCAGGCCAGTTTCAAAAGAAAGATTTTCAATCTGAAATGGGTAAGCGTGGAGGTAAAAATAATAAAGGTTTTGTTTGGATAAATGATGGTAATAAATCTTTCAAATATACATCAAAACAACAGGCTATTACATCTCTCGATACATACTTGATTGAAAATCCAAACATCAGAGTTGGAAGATTATCAGTTGTAAAAAGAAATACTATATAGAGGGTGGCAGGTTTATTTTGCCACCCTCTATCTTTTCAATACAGGAATAAAAATGTCACAAAAAGAAATAGAAAAGCATACCTGTCAGTATTGTGAATCAACCTACAAGATTCTTTATTCGCTCGATGAAACATCAGGACAACCAAAGTTCTGCCCTATATGCGGAAGTGAAACCTATGATGATGAAGACATGAAATATGGAGATGATGACGACATAGAGTCATAAAACATGTGGCTATATCAGGGAAAAGATTTTGATGAGTCTTTGATTGGCGACAATGTTGGCTTTGTCTATATGATCGAGAACATCTTTACCAAGAAGAAATACATTGGTAAGAAACTTTTCACATCCACACGAACCAAGAAGGTCAAGGGCAAGACCCGTCGTAGAAAAGTGAAAAAGCAATCTGATTGGCAAACATACTGGTCTTCATCAAATATACTAAAAGAAGATGTGAAACTTTTAGGAGAACACAATTTTACCAGAGAAATATTACACCTATGTAAAACTAAAGCTCAACTATCATATTATGAATTGAGAGAACAAATTGATAGAAGAGTTTTAGAATCAGATAACTATTATAATGAATGTATCATGGTTAGAATAAGAAAAACTAAATCTCTTTGTCTGTAATTTTACATTTTTCATTATGCCATCGTTTAATATTACATATATCCATAATTTTACCACATACTGAACATTCTGCCCTTTTTCGATTCTTGGCAGCAATACTTTGATTTAGTTTTCTTTCTTGTGTATGTTTTTTTCCTAAAAGAGTATTTCTTATTTTTTTCTTAGTTTTTTCTGAAACATTTCTACCTTTTAGAGGATGTTGTTCATTTTTCCATCTATTTTTATGTGATATTCTTATTTTTTCAGTATGCTCAACGGTTTGTTTTCTACCCTTAACGAATCCTCTACCATCTCCTCCTTCAGTTAGATTATATCCATTTTCGTATGAATTATAATATTTTATCCAGTATTTTTCTCTTTCGGTTAAATCTTCTTCATTATCTATTTCTTCTAAAATTTCTGAAATCCAAGAATCTTGTCCGTATTTTCTTATAGCATTATGAAATTTTAATTTAGAACCTCTTTTGGATTTTTTACAATGTGTTTTAAATCTTTCATCAATTGATTTGGTTGTATAACCAATATATCGCAATCCTGTAATCTTATTCGTATGAGAATAAATAATCATATGCTGATACCTCCGTAATAGGTGTTAGAGTAGGTAGGGATTGCAGTCCCGTGACCTACACCTATTTATAAGAAATATCATAGATCACATTTGAGGCTATGATAACTCAAACCATGTATCAGCCTTGAATGTTGTAGCAGTACTTTCGTACCTCTCATAACCCCGAGCATTTGACACAACAGTCGTATCACCGATCTGGAAGGTCTTCTGAATATGAGTATGACCAAACACCCAATACTTGATCTGTGGTCTATCCAGAATGAACTCTTCCAGGTTAGACGCATAACCAGCGTTCAGGGCACTATTGACATGTTCCATATTGATACCTTTGTGTGATGGTGCGTGGTGGGTAACCACAATCACATTCTTGTCCTTGTTTGCTTCCAGAGCCTTGTTTAGAAAGTCCTT